GTCAGGACGCACCACAAGCACGAATTATTGGCGCACCATTAGCACAAGTCGAAAAAGACCTACTTGAGAAGACCTGGGAAATACTGGTGCAAACGGGTCAAGCGGTGGTGGCTTATGATAATCTTGCGGAAAAACTCGGTATATCTGACATAGTGCCAGAATCGAGCGATAGTGAAAAGTTAGAGAAACGAAAAGTCCCCTATATAAGATTAGAGAAAAGCGATGTTAAGAACAAGATAAGAAAAAGGGCAAGAGTCCGGATAAAAGAAGATTATCGGCAATTAGATAAATTTTACAGAAAACAAGCCTCAACATTTGCGTGGCGAAAAGCTTATAAACCCCTTGCTGAATATATTAAAAAGTTTACACGGCAAAAAGGATATAAAGAAGTTCCGAATGAGTTGCCAGATAATATAAAGTCCGCAATATCTAATTATTGGTCACAAATGAACACACTTATATATCTTGTGGGTTCGGCAAAGGTTAATATGCGAGCAAGTAAAGTCGTGAAGCGAAAGTTACAAAGTTATGAGGAAATTGATGTTCTTATTGATATGGCTTTTGATTTACCACCAGAAGCAGCGATAGAGAAGTTTAAGGGGCTTGTGCCGATGGACAAAGAAAAGTTTGAGCAACTTATAAATGCGGGAAAAATGCACGGGTTTACGGTGGCAGGTTATGATGAAGCTTACGCTTTAAAGATGTGGCAAGGAGCAGTTGAGAAAGCAATGAGTGAGGGCTGGACGATAAGGGAATTTCAAAAGTATGTCGAAAAAGAGCTTTTTATAAAGGCAGGTTTAGCTCCAACGAATCCATTTCACATAGAAACCGTTATGAGAACTAATTTACAGCAAGCTTATATGGCGGGGCGCTGGGACGCCCTTTCTGACCCGTTCGTTTCGGATGTTTTCCCTTATTTACAGTATATAGCAGTTATGGACGCAAATACACGACCGAGTCATGCCGCAATGGACGGTTTTACAGCACCTCGTGACGATCCCGAATGGGATACTTGGTATCCGCCAAATGGTTATAATTGTCGTTGCGATGTGTTCGAGATAGATAAGTGGGAAGCTAAAGGTATAACTCCCGATTCGCCAAGAGGGGTTATGCCTGACCCGGGGTTTGAATTTAATGCAGCAGCAAATTGGATAAATATTTAATATGCCAATACCGAAACCACATAAAAATGAAAAAGAAAAGGAATTTATAAGTCGTTGTATAAAAGAATTAAAAGAAATAGATAAAAATAGACCTATTGACCAGATTGTAGCTATATGTTATTCACAATATAAAAAATATAAAAGGGAGGAAAATATGGAGAATGAAATACAGAATATTATAGAGCTATGTCCTAAAGGACATCCTGGTGGCCGAGGGCGGGGTTCAGCAAATTTTCCCGGCGGAAAAACAATGTGGGAGAGATATTTTAAATGGGCAATAAAACATGATAGTACCAAAGGCTTGCTTAGTTTTCATAGATATTTAGTTATGATTTATAAAAATAAGACTGGAAAGAATATAACTGCAGAAAATATTGAGTTAGAGGGTGACCCTGATGATTATGCAGAGATAATTGACATAAAAGACGCACCACAATGGGTAAAAGATATAGAGGATAAGTTACCACCACAAGCACAGAATCCATATTCTGAACAGGATATATTAACTGTTGATGATTGGGTCATAGAGGAATTAAGAAGACGGTTTAAAGCTGCTGGGAAAGAATTTAAAGGTAAATCTATAAGGGAAATGTTAAAAAATACTGAAACAATAGTAACTGGTGACTTTATTCGGCTTGAAGGTAAAGCCCGTTATAAGCACAAATTACTTAACATTGGCAAAAAGAATTATCATGGTCAGGAGTGGGATGTAACTTATGATTATCTTAAAAAGCTTGTAGATAATACTAAAAAAGCTTTAGGACTTGGCGTTGAAGTCCCCGTGACAGTTTCACATCCAAAGACAACTAAAGACTATACAGATAATAAAGTTGGCAATTTAGTTGACCTTGAAATTAAAGATACTTGGCTCTGGGGAATTTTTGAAATAGACGACCCTGAGGCAGTAGAAAAAATTGAGAGTGGGGTTTGGGATAAGGTAAGTATTGGCATTGTAGAACACCCTATGGAAACTCTATTAGGTGAGAAGATAGAACCGCCTTATGTTGACCATGTGGCAATAACAGCAATTAATGCCGTTCCTGACCAAGGGGCTTTCATAAAACTTGAACAGCAGATAACAAAGCTTTTAGAAAATATTAAGGGGCTTTTAGGGTTTAAGAAAGAGGTTGAACAAGAAGCCCCGCAAGATAATGAAAAACAAGAGGAGGAAAACGATATGGATGAAAAAAACACAAAGCAGTTAGAGGAAATTAAAAAACTCCGTGCCGAACTTGAAAAGGCACGGAAAGAGCTTTCTGAAAGGCGACGCAAAGAGTTTGAGGCTCGTGTCGAAAAATACATTAAAGAAAAGAAACTAACTCCAGCGGTTAAAGAGGATGTTATTTTGCTATTTGATTATTTGGAAAAGAAAACAGATGTTATAACACTTGAGAATGATAAGGAGCTTACGGTTCTTGACTTATTCGTAAAGGTTTTAGATAATTTGCCTAAAATAGACTACATTGAGGGTCAGAAAATAGCTAATCCGTTGCAAGCCAAAGAGTTAAGTAAAGAGGATAAAGAAAAAATTGCCCGTAAGTTAGCGGGCGTTGAATAAAAAATAAGGGAGGTAAAAGATGGCATACACAAGTTACACATATACATTGCCAACCTTCGTTCATACTGACCAGCCCTTTGTTGTTGTTCATGTTGTGGCTGGCGCAAGTGTGAGTAAAGGCACGGTTGCTGGTAAGGTTACAGCAACTGGTAAGTATAAAGCATATAATAACAGTGCCTCGGATGGAACTGAAACTGCAAAGGGCATCTTTTTAGCAGATGCCTCAACTAATGAGGTTGTTCCCCTTCTTGTATTTGGTGTTGTGAAGGAATCCGAGGTAACTGGAGTAGATTCCGCTGCAAAGACTGACCTTGCTGGCAAGATATGGTTCCTGGATGCAAATAACAGGTGGGCAGACTAATTTAATTATAACTTAAAAACATAGGAGGTAAGAAAATGGCAGACCTTTTGCCAACAATAGATAGCGAAATTTTAACACAAGCAATAAAACTTATCCAGCCGACAGATGACCTTTACTTTATAAAAAACTTGAAACCGAAGCCGTTGTATAAGACGGCTGCAGAGTTTGCACGACTTGATTTCGGTTCAGATGTGGCTGCAAATGTCGGAGCTACACAGGTTAATTATGGGGACGCTGCAACGCAAACCGTAAAGACCGCTCCGTGGCTTTACATTAATGAAGCCCTGACTATATTTGGGCCCGAGGCAATACAACTGCGGGAAGCTCTTGGTTCTGGTAATGTGGATGTTATTAAGTCCGTTTTACAGCCTCACCTTGAGGAGATAAAGAGGCGTGCAGATAGACGAATTGAAACTATGATTTTGCAGGCGCTTTCTGGTGAAATAACTTATCCTGGTGGTGGAACTCTTGATACCGAAATACCTGCAAGCAATATTATAACAGCCTCGACGGCTTGGTCAACAGCAACGGCAGATATTCTGTCAGATATTTCGGACGCTAAAGACGCTATTGATTATGCAACTCCTGCAATACTTTATGTTCCGAAGAAGGTTTACAATGCGATGGCTAATAATAATAAGATTAGTGACTACATAGAGGCAAGCCCGAGGCTGTCGGAGACTGCTATAACTACAGGTAAGCTTCCCAATATTCACGGACTTGAGATAGTCGTTCACATGAACAAACAGGTTTCATTCCCCACCTATGATGATGGTGGAACGGATTATTATTATGCTATTGTGTGTCCAAAGATTGACAATGAGTGGTTAAAGTGGCTTATAGGTCCGAACCCGAACGCTGCAAGTAGACATACAGCGGATTGGTATAGTGCCGCTGAGGCGGTCGGTGGTGCGTTCAAGCGGTGGGAGCTTATCGTTGACCTTGCCTACTTCCCAGCGTTGGCAAATCCTGACGCTGTTGCACTTATAAAGACAGGAGTTACGGCTTAATAGGTATGAATTGGCTTGCTAAAATAGTCGAGGGGGCGAGCCGAAGACGGCAAAAACGGCGTGGTGTGAAAACCCCGCCCGCCCCCTCAGATTCATCTAAAGATGATAAAAAAGTGGAGGTAAAGAAGCGTGGCGTGGGCAAGCGTGGACGACATAAAAGAAAGGCTCGCAACGATAAAGGGGCAGATAACAGTCGGCGATGATGAAACCTATACTTTTACAACAACGGCTGTTCAGAATGCGATTAATACAGCCCATCAAATCTTGCTAACAGAATACGGGATAACAAGCGATGTTGAAAGCGGAATCGACTCCACGAAAGCAGTTGGAGCTATTTTGAAGGAAATGGAAATCCTGATGACCTGTATTGATTTATTAAGTCGTTCACCGCAAGATGATATAACAGCAGATGGTGTTAAGCAACTTGAGAACAGGCTTGAGAATATTAGATTTAAGTTAGCTACTTTATTGGATTTAAGTATTTATACAGAAAGTATGACAGACCCAACTTATAGTCAGTTCAAAATCGATGAGGACATAATTTATGACCAAGATTGAGTTACATATGCCGATAGTTAAAGGCATGATAAAACGCTTGAATAATAATACACCGTGGCAAAGGGCGGTGGGGACTTATCTTGTGAAGGAGCAGAGGCGAAACTTTATTTTACAGGGACGCCCACAACACTGGAAATCTATTATTGCGCAAAAGTTCGGAAATTTTAAGATTTTAATGTCAAGTGGAATGTTAAAAAATAGTTTAACTTGGAAACCAGTCGATAAGTGGGGAATTAAAGTTGGCACTAACTTAATTTATGCTCGAACACATCAATATGGACGGGAATTTAGTTTAAGTAAACCTTTAATAGTAAGGGTAAGGCGAACTAAAAAGTATTTAGTTATAGGTCCCGGGCGACATAAGATTCCAGCCCGACCGTTTTTAACAATAATAAAAGAATTTGTTGACACGATAAAATTTATCACAATGGGCTGGTTAGTAAAGGGAGCACCACACAAGTAAAATGTCAACGCCAATCGACATATTAGAGAATGTTAAGA